TTGTGGCAGTAGCCGAGGTGCGCGAGTGGTCGTTTGAAGTAACCCGCGAAGAGATCGACGTTACCACCATCGGCCAGGCCGCTGGTCAGACCGTGCCATTCCGCCGGTACATCAGCGGCTTTGCCGATGGTTCAGGCTCGGCTACCATCTACACCACCAGCGAAGACACCAGCATCGCCAGCCGCTTGGTTGCTGATGTGCTTCAGCGGGAGCAGGAGGGCGCCACGATGAAGCTGTACATCGATCGCGTGGTGAGCGGCGGTAGCGTCAGCGATACCCTCAGCCGTTCGATTACGGTGCCCGTCATCCTGACGGCTGCCAACTTCACGGTTAACCCTGACGACGGCCAGTCAATCGAAGTGTCGTTCCGCCCGAGCGACGCACCTACGTTTGACCTGGTCAAGAGCTGATCACGCAGACACAGAAGCCCTGGTCTTGTACCAGGGCTTTTCCATGCCTACAATCCAATCGTATAGCGTAATCACATGGCTCGCGCACTTGATCGGCTCAAGAAAGCTGCTCACCTGGTTCCCATCAAGAAAGTCGTCACGCTGAGTGATGGCAGTGAGTTTGAGTTTTACTGCACTCCTCTTACGATGGCCGAGAGGGAGAAGGCGCAGAAGGATGCCGGAAGTGACGAGGCGATTGCCTTTGCGCTGCAGCTGCTGATTCAGAAGGCAAAAGATGATGCCGGTCAGCCGTTGTTCAGACCCGGCGAAATCGCTGAACTGAAGAATGAGGTGCGTGATGAAGACTTGCAGATCATGATGCTGGCTGTCATCACAGACAAGAACGATGTAACCGAGGCAGAAGCGGGAAAGTAGCCACTGAGTTAAAGCGTGACTTGTATCTAAGGCTCATGCTTCGCTTGGCTCGTGAGCTGGGCTATACACTCAGCGAATTAAGCCAGCGCATTACAAAGGAAGAGCTGCAAATCTGGGCAGCCCTATTTGAGATCGAAACGCAAGAGCAAGACGAAGCGACTAGAAAGAGTCGCCGCAGGTAGACTGGCCTCATGCGAGGTCGTCGGTCATGTCTGTAGTTGCCAATGTCGCCATCAATGTTGATGGCAAGCAAGCCAAGACGATCCTTGACGAGATCAAACGCAAGGTAGAAGCCATGAATGGCACTTTCGGCAATGTGCCGGGTGCCACGCAGAAGGTGGGCGGTCTTACCAGCGCTATCGCAGGCATGCTCCCGCAGCTTGCCATTGCAGCTACAACAATGGAGGTGCTGCGCCAGAGCGTATCAACGGCATTTGAGCGCGGCGGCGCTGAGCAGAGATTGCGCAACCTCACATCATCAACTGGTGAGTTCAATGCTGCGATTGCATCTGCAGCTGGAGCATCAGCCAAGTTCGGCATTTCGCAGACAGAGGCCACGGTGGCATTGGCCGACGTCTATGGCCGATTAAAAGGTGTTGGCTTTGGCCTCAAAGAGACTACCCAAATCTACGAAGGATTTAATGTAGCCGCCAAGCAGTCTGGGATCAGCGGCGCCGATGCTGCTGGCGTCTTCTTCCAGCTCAGTCAAGCCCTAGGCAAAGGCAAGCTCAATGGTGATGAGTTTGTCAGTGTTTCTGAGCGCATGCCTCAGCTGCTTGATCTGATTGCTCAAGCAACAGGCCGCTCGCGCGGCGAGTTGCAGCAGATGGCCCAGCAGGGCGAGATTACGAGTGATGTCCTTTACAGAGCATTAGCAACTGCAGCAGAGGGCTCAGGTGACTTGAACGCAAAATTGACGGATCAGCAGCGCACCATGGGCAAGCTGGCCCAAGTTACAGATCAGCTAAAAGCCCAGATAGGCAATGTATTTGCGCCGGTTGTTGTGGCTGGTGCGCAAGGCTTGGCTGTCATCGGTGAGAAGCTGTCCGAATGGTGGGGATATCTTGGAGCGCAAGTGTTTCCCAGGCTGCTTAAGGCGCTTAAGCCAGCTATTGATGAGTTCAGGAAGCTATGGACAGCGATCCCATGGAGCACCATCCTTGGATACCTGCAAGGAGCAATCATCCTGGCGCTGAATAGGATCATCGATGTAGTCAGAGTGATGGCGCCTATTGCTGCGTTCATTGTCGGCAAGTTCCTTGAGCTTTCAAACAATCCGGTCTTTAAGTTCTTTGCTGAACAGGCGGCAAAGCTACTTGAAAAGATGGGCCTCACCAACAATGCAGTAGATACATTCACTGCCAAGCAAGCCCAGGCGCGCAATCAAGTCGCGCAAACTGTTAATGCTTATAGCTCGATGCCGCCCAAGATCGAGGAGGCAGCCGAAAAGAATAAAGGACTGATTGCAACTACCAATAGCGTGCTAAATAACCTGCGTGCTCAGCAGACATCTCTCGATGCGCAGATTGCATCTCTTGAAAGGGGCGCCAGCGTTACATCGGCAAGATTTACGGCAGAAAAGGCCATCAATGATCTCAGAGGGGTTCAACTGGAGCGTGAGTATCAGTTTGCCCAAACTGCGCAGCAACGATTCAATATTGCAGTTGCGATATTCAGGCAACAGGCGCAGGCTGCGGTTATCGAGTATCGCCAGGCACTAGAGAACATTCGCCTGGAGGAAATCAAAGGCGAGCTGCAGCTTCAATCTGCTAGGCTTAAATACGATGAGATCCGCGCAGAAGGATACCTTCAGATCCTGAAAGCAAATAACGTCGAGGAAGAGACCGCCAAACGCCAGAAGCTAGAGGAAGCACTGCGAACGCAAAATGCGGTCATAGACTCTACTGCCGATCAAGTTGCGGCGAATAAAGAGCTAGTCAGGTATCAGGGAATTACAGCAAAGGCGCAATACAATGCGAAGATCCTTACCGCGCAGACTGGGCTAGAGCAGAAGCTGGTTAGCGATCAGATTGGCTTAACGCAGGTTTCAGCGCTAGGGGTTTCTCAGAACCTGGCAAACGCTTATTTGTCATCGCAGTCTATGGCTCAGGCTACGAGTAGTATCGCCATCAACAGCGATAAATCCGCAGGCAATTTCATCAGAGTAGCTACCGAAGCCGAAAGAGCTGCCACCAAAATCAGGGAAGCAGCTGATGCCCAAGAACGACTGAACAATTTAAGAGGGCAAGCTACAACATCGGCAGTCAGAGGAAGAGCCCCGGTCAAGCGATTCGCTCAAGGTGGCTTCGTAAGCCGCCCGACACTTGGCCTCATCGGTGAAGCTGGCGAATCCGAGTACATCGTGCCTGAATCCAAGGCAGCAGGATTCGTGTCAAATTACCTGTCTGGAGTGCGCGGGGCGTCCGCAGTTGCAGCGACACCTACCGGAGCGACGGGCGGCAGCACTACGATCAACGTAACCACCGGCCCGGTGATGGAGTTCGACGGCCAGCGCTACGTCACAGTGGCCGACATGGAACGCGCTATGCGGTTGACCGCTGAAGGCGTGATCGGCCGGCTGCGCACGCCATCAGCACGCATCGCGCTAGGTATTGCCTGATGAGAGCGCAAAGCCAATACCTGCGAATCTATGACGCGGCAGGCGTTACCTATGAGCGGTGGCAGAGCTATTACGCCAACTCCGTTGTCACGTGGTCAGGCGCCAGCTGGGGCTATGTGCCGTTCATCGCTGATGGCATCACCGCCGGCAGCAGCGGCACCGAGCAGGCGGTATCGGTCACAGCTCCAGCCACAGGGCTGGTAGTGGATGTCTTCCTGGCTGCCATCCGCGATGGCCGACTGGTGGACCTCAACATCTACCAGTTCGATTCCAGCGCCGACAACAACACGCCGCAAGCTGGGCAGGAACTGGTGGCCGCATACACCGGGCAGGTGGTTGGCGGCAATGGCGGCTTGACTAGCCTGACCATACAACTCGGCTCGGCATTGTCCCCAGTCGGGGCGCAAGTACCGCCACGGAAGCTGACGGTAGCCATCATGGGGCAGGGCGTCAGGCAATGAGTTTCCTCTCCACTAGCGATCCACTGGCGCTGCTGGCCATCCAAGCAGGGCAGATCAATGCGCCCGTTGAGGCCGCAGCGGCCAAGGGCACAACCGAGCTGGATAGTCCGCAACGATTCGCGCAGATTGGCGAGCCGGTGCCGATCGTGTTCGCCCGATTCCGCAACAGCAAAGG